AGCAGCTTCCGCCTCGTACTTAGCAACATCAAGACTCGGGGCTACAGACACGGTATCAAATTGATCAAGGATCTCCGACTTCTTTTTCTTTCTAGTTTTTTTATTTGCTTTCTGTTTTGTATAAGATACTTGGCTAGCAGTAAGGACATCTACACCGGATACGGCCACTGCCGCTTTTCTTGCGTCGTCAAACTCTATAGTCTCTCCAATAACTGGATTGAATGAATAGATGGTTGTACCATCCAAACTAGATGTTGGCTTCTTTACAAATCGAGGGGCTTCAGCTCTGTACTTTGTATAGTCTTCAAGGATTGGCTGGAAGTAAAGCTCAGTGTTGGTGGCTCTAAGCGTATAACCACATTGCTTTGCCAGCCTGACCATAAGCTCCCAATCACTGTGACCAGTTTGAGATATCTGTGGGAAAACTCTTGGGTGAGGTACTGAATAGCAAACAAAGTTGTGCTTCTTTGCAATTTCTCTAACTACCCGATCAGCTGTTGCATTCTTATAAATCTTTTGTGATTGTCGTTTCATAAGGAAAGACGCACCAATTAAAACTACTGTTACAAAGTTTTTGCCTGGTGTCTGCTCTGGTGCAATGTGATGAACATATCCGTAGAACTCTCGTCTTTTACCTGGGCCGTACATGGTTACATTAACTGGGCTATTTGGTTCAACAACCTCGTAGGGTAGATCCCAATCTCTAAAGGTTATTGTCATAATTTCGTGAGAGTATCGGTTTTGTTTTAGGGTAGCCGAGTACACAAATGAAGGCTGTACTGAAGGAGACTCTGGAAACTTAACTTTTACATAATTAAACATTAGGAATCCTTAATTGGGTTCCCGCTGGGATATCCGTAATGTCTTCTAGCTCTGGGTTGTACTCTGGAATAATCCACCAGAACTCTGGTTTGCCATAGTACTTAGCCGCAATTTGATCCAAGCGTTCGCCTTTTACATACTCATGAACCCAATAGCGAACTAAACCAAGGGGTGAAAATTGATAGAACACTACAGGGTTTTCTGCGCCGTCAGGCGTAATAGAAAAGTAATCAACTGTTGAGTATTCGTAGCGAGAGCCTTTAAAGATAGCCATTACTTGCTAGCTCCTATTCCGGATCCAGAGAAGCATTCAATAGAGATTGAAACTTGTGTTTGAAGCGGGATCATGGTCTCTGTGAACTTAGTATGGTTCATAGAAAGGTTAGAGATCCAACCAACATAGGAAAGATTATCTTGCGTAGGTCCAAGTTCTATACCTAGAAGCGTTGGCTGTAAATAACCAATATTGGCGGTTACTCTGTTTAGTAGGTTGGTGTAATAGCCGGGTTTGCCATCAGGTCCAATGAATCCCGATCCGTTTACTGCTCTAAATAAATATTCAAGATCATAGAGGGTTCCTTGCCGTAGTAAGGCATCCATCTCTGTAGCAAAGTCTTGCTTTAGTTCGTTTGGGTATCTATTGAGGTAGTAGGTTTCAAAAGTTTTTAAGTCAGAAGTGGTGCCCTGTGAAGCATGCTTGATACAGGCAAAGTCATTAGTTCTATCTAGAAGAAGGTTTAAGCTAACCGTCTCTTGACCTGGAAACACACCTGTTACTACACGAAGAGCATCCGCAGCAGACGGGGTGATGTCCATATTTCTAGCAACATTTACAGAGATTGATTCTGGGTTCCATAAGAATTGGAAAGCATACTTTCTATCTTCTAAGTTAATTTCGCTTCCGCCAACGACTTTTGTGCCAGCAACTTTTTCAGCCGCGGTTACAGTTTCTCCAGTAGATGAGTCAATTTGAGTGATGTCGCCAGAGGTGTTCCAGTACCAAATACGACCACGACGAAGACCATGGAAAGATGTTCCAGATCCATTAGCTCCGCTTACTATAGTTGAATCAACTTCAACTGGTCGTAGCGGGATACTCCACTGATGAGGTGGCAAGTTAAACTTGTAGTCTTTAGGTGAAGCCGTCCAATTATTTTTTGCTGTGGTAACTACATCATTTGAGTTTGGTTTTTCTTGAGCCTTATCAGCGTCTAATGCCAACAACAAAGCAATATTTCTGTTAGTAAACCCACCTTTTAATCCAGCTTCAATAAGATCTAGTTCGGTATAGGTTTTACCGTTAAGTACTTTAGTTAAACGCTTATTACCTGTAGAGGTTGAGTTAGTTGAATTAGCGGCAGATGTTTTTTGGTTGTATGAGCCGTAGTTGGTAGCGTCTAAATATCCCATTACTTACTCGCCGCCTTTTCTAGTATCTTCTCATCTGAGAACATCTTCTTAATAGTCTCAGCAATCTTCTTAGCGTTGTCACCAAGTACATTTATAACTACTCCGCCATAGTTGTGGGTAACCCCGCCAGAGCTTAGGGCGCTTGTCAGCATACCCATACCGCCCGCAGCGCTAGCGCCTTGATTAATAAAAGACTTAAGATCTTTTACTTGAGTTGCGTACTGTGGATCTTTAAGAAGTTTATTAACTTCAGCTAGTGTCTTAGCATCAAGAGATGCAGGATCAACACCAAAGAATGTAGCAACATCTTCAGCGCTTGTTTGCCTGTACCCCACTTAGACGCGTAAACCGCATCCATAATTCTAGATTTATCTTTTCCGCTGACGATAGCATTAACGATCTTGTCGTAGCCTCGTTCTTTTGCTTTTTCAGTCAGTGTTAATACAGTTGCTTCTAGACCTTGATTCCAGCTGGTGTAGTGCCGTACTCCGTGAGATCTTCCGGGTCCTGCATCCATAAGACTTGAGCCAGGTAGAATGCGAGTAGTGTTAAGTGGGTTGTAGCCAGCAGAGTTATTCCAGTGCCCACCTTCTTGATCCATCCATGATGTAACAGCAGCCATATTAGCGTCTGTTGGCGATCCACCTAGCTTTGTGATTAAAGCTCTAGCCCAATCTTGTTTACTTAAATTTGGACCTGTATCTTTTACGCTTCCACCATGGTGCCTAAATGGATTTTTGTTATCCATATTAGGAATGATTGTTCCATCGGTTTTTGGAATAAATAGCTCTGGGCCCTCTTCACCAACAACATAGGGAACCTTATCGCTTACTCCACCACCAGTAGCTTTTCCTTTAATGCCTAATAGCATCGTTAAGATTTTGGTTAGGAAATCGTTTCCAGATCCCATTAGCGTGGTCACAAAAGCATTTCCGCGAGTAGCCAACTGTAGAACACCTGTAAATCGATCAAGCATGTTCATGAACTAACCAAGCATCGTCAAGCTTTGAGCCGCTTGTTCATAGCCAATAGCTCCAGCGTTTGCCACTTGACCAAGTCCTTGAGCGGCAGCGGCATTTCTCTTGCTGAACGCACTAACAGCAGCAGTAGTTCCACCAAACTCTTGAATGTTTTCTTTAGTAATAGCTCCGCCACCAGTCTTTGCTTTAAACAAAAGACCGTTAGCAACTAACTGTTTTGCCATAGGATCGTTGCCAAAATACATATCAAGCATGGAGTCCATAGAGTTACCAGGCTGTAAGCCGATAAGGACTTCGCGCTCAGACGGTTTTCTATCTGAGCCGTAAGCTCGTGCGTAGTCGCGGCAAATCTTTTTCCAGAGGTCGTCAATGATCTGATCAGGTGGCTTTAGGTTGCCCTGCTCATCACGAAGACGAATACCAATTCCGCGAAGCATGTTTACATTGCGTCCCTGTTGCATTGCGCCAAAGGCTCGCATTGATCCTTCGGCACCGATGCCGGGAAGAAGGTTGGATACTTGAGCAACGCCCATACCGACGCTACCAAATTGACCACCAGCTTGAGTGATGTTAGGCCCAGTGATGCCGTAGCTTTGAGCGGCGACCAAAGATCGCATCGCATCCATCTTGTCAAGAACTGTGCCTTCATAAGACATTCGTTCTTGTAATTGACGCATACGTTCAAAGTCGTATGTTCCGCCAATCATTGGGTTCTCCATGAGAACCTCTTTGCCAGATGTAAGTCTTCTACCACTAGGACCAGCAGAGTTAAAGAACGCGGCGCGTTGCATGAGAAGCTGTGCTTCTACTGAATCAGATGCAGAGAATAAAGCTCCGCTTGCTGCGCCAGCAAATAAAGCACCCGCAGCAGGATTTTCTTTTATAAAGTCTGTGAGGTTAGTACCACCTGTGAACCCACCACCACCGCCTCCACCGCCAGCAGAGGAGATTGCAGGAGTATATGCAACTACTGTCCCACCTCGACTGTATGGGACCATGCCACCGCCACCGCCAGTAAGAGCAGGTGGTTGAGCGCCTCCGCCTCCACCTCCACCTATTGCGGCTTGACCTGCTGGTGGAGTAAATTCTGGATCCGGTGCAACTTGATTTGAGCTTCCACCAATTCCACCACCGCCACCGCCCATCTTGATGCTAGACATAGCATCTCTAAAGCGTTGGGCAGATGTGGTGGCGTCTTGAAGCTCTTGCTTAAAAAGTCTAAATTCTTGACGAGCATCAACTATGCCGTTTTTGAGGTCAACAATAAAAGACGCTCGGGTTGATCCACCTAGCCCCAAACGATCTCCTCTTCTGCTATAACGTTGCGCTCGGTCTAACCAGTTGAGGCGCTCTCTATAAGAAAGCTTCCTAATCTCCGATAGCGTCCATCCGCTAAAGGTTCTAGTTAGAACTTCGTATTGGTTAAGAAGATGTTCGTAATCTTGCTTGCTATAAGCGAAACAAGTCTGTCAAACTTAATGGTAGAGGGATATCCTCACCACATGCCTGACAAGTCTTCTTCACCTCCCCAAGGCGTGGGCCTGGGTTACGGTTCAGGATCTCATCAATAATCTTGTTTCGATCTGCCATACCAAGTGATAAAGCAGTTCGAGCGCCTACTGATGGAGCCCCGTTAATAGATGTAATGCAACCAGAAAGAAGAATGGTGTTTACCTCAGCGGCTGTCTTATCAATATTGTCCATAAGTTTCTTTTGAACAATACCGTTAGGTAGCGCTACGGTTACGGTGCCCTTCTTTGTTTCTACAACCCAGTTTCGGTCATTGACCGCATCCTTTAGTTCCTTTGATGGAACATCAGTTAGCAGGTCAATTACTACCTGTTGTTGCTGGCTGCAATTACCGCATCTAACTGTCACATTCAGCTCACTGCCAAATGTAATAGTCCTGATGCCTATGAGAATTGCATCTCTGTCGCCGGATAGTAGCTGGTCTAGGTGATCCCGAGTTACCTCTTCGTTTCCAATTTTAACTAAACCGCGTTCCAGGTTGAGCGCTTTAGCTGTTGACCCGGTTCTTGAAACAATCTCCTCGTCCTCTCCGTTTAGTTCTCTAACTTCAGCGGTGCGAACAACACCGCTTGGGGTTAGGTAACCACCCGGTAAAGTTACTTCGGAGTCGGATGGAGCCCGAGTTGTTACTTCTGCCTCGGGCTCCTCCAGAGCCTTCTTTGCGTATTGATTAACTAGTTCCGCATCAGTAATGATTTCAGTCACGGTTTATTACTCCCTATTGTTTGGTTATTACGCTTGTACTACTTATCCCTTTGCTCCACCTTCGACTGGTGTAAAGCCTGTATCAGTAAAGAATACTGACAAACCTTCGTGCACCAAGCTCATGGATTCAAACAAGATTGCTCCATCGTTAGCATTTAGATCGGTGTAGTTTAATCCACTGATCCAAGCGTTGTGTACTTTGAAGCCCATGCGAGGGACATTTGCATCTGTAGGTCCAGCGTTTGGATGATCCATAACCCAGATCTTTAGATTGACGCGGAAGGTTTTCTTTTCGGCTAAGCCTACTTTTAGACCATCACCAGCAGCCGCAGCAAACAAACCACGCATCCATGTGATTGCTTGGTCGTTTCCGTATAGGACGCCGCGTTGCATTGTGATTGGGCTGAAAGTGGTCATACCAGGTACTTGATGTACGGTGGTGTTGTAGCCGCCTTCACGGTATTGAATTGATTGAGTGGTGATGTTAAGACCACTGATATTTGTAAAGCCTCCTGCCCAGCCTACTGACTTACCAGAAGTGCTAGCTGCCGCATCTGATGACTTAATACGATCATCAAATACAGTTTCTCCGTTACGGCCAACTACTTCGAATTCAACATAGAATCGAAACGAGCGTAACGGATCTGTCGCTAGGGTAGAGAAGCGATTGATTGTTGTGTTTGGCATGTGTGATTATCTCCTTTACGCCACAGTAACGGTGGTTCCACCGTCAAATTGACCGATCTTGATAACAACAAATTCAGCTGGACGCTGTAGTGCCACACCAACTTCGATATGGACTTCTCCATTATCAATAGATGCTTGTGGGTTATTTGTTGCATCAACCTTAACAAAGAACGCCTGTTGCGGGGTCGCTCCACGAAGACCGCCCTGTGACCAGAAGCCTGTTAAGAATCCGCTGACAGTCGCGTTGATACGACGCCATAGAGCCTCATCGTTTGGCTCAAAGATCGCAAACTCTGTGAGATCTGTAAGTGCCTTACGGAGGTAAATAAGAGTTCTGCGTACTGGAACATACTTGTCAACATATCCAGTCTTAAGAGTGCGTGAACCCATAACGACAATGCCTGATCCTGGAACATACTTAATTGCGTTAACTGGGGCTGCTGCTGAGTTCAAGCTATCTAGCTCTGTATTAGTAAGTGTTGCCACTGAAACTGCTCCAGCAACTCTGGTTTGTAGTCCTGCTGGCGCTTTGAAGACACCGCGAGAAGCATCAGTAGTTGAATAAATACCTACTAAAGCTGCTCCAGCACCTACGGTTTTTGTTTGACCGCTTGCTCCTCCAACACCAACTGTTGGGTCAGAGATAACGAGAGGTGGGTAGTAAACCGCGGCGTATGAGGTTGGTGTGTATGTTGCAGCAAGTGTCAAAGCATCTGCCGCAGTAGCACTAGTTGAGTCAATAACAACAAAGACATCATCTCTGCTTTCAGCGTATGAGATAGCAGCGTTGATAGTAGTTGCAGCGGTTACGCCGGGAACATTGAGAATCAAAGACTGATTAATTACATCAAATCCAGAGAAGTCTGTAATGTTTCCAACGGTAGATCCGTTAGCACCAGTGCTGAGGGCTTGGTTAGTTACAACAGATGGGTTTCTATCAGAACCTGTAGTAGCAGATCCTAGATCTGTTGCTGTTACATATACCGAACCAGCATTAATAACTGAAACTGCAAAACGAGTATCTGTAGGGGTCATGCTTAGATCAGTAAACTTCTCTACAATTTCAGCATCAGTGTTTCCACCGTAATAAACAGTAAGATCAAACTTACCTGTTGTTAGAGAGTTAGAGATAGTAATGTTAATGCTGTTACCCCATGTACCCTCGTTTTTAGAATTGAGGCGAAGCGTTGCCAAAGGCGTTCCAGCACGATCGTTGAAAGTACGGACTGCGGTTGCGGCTCCAGCTCCTACGACACGCTTAACATAAGCGCGGCTTCCTCCGTTTGCGAAGAACATATAAACACCTAGTGGCAAGTTATTGCTTGCGGTGGTGTTCCATGTTCCAAACAGATTTGTGTACTGGCTCCACGATGTAACCAGTGTTGGTGTAGTAGGTCCACGATCGTTAGTGCCGATGAAAGCACCAACTGAATCGGAGTTAGGCCCTACTGTTGATTGAATAGGATTTAGTACTTCTTGTACATAAACCCCAGGGCGTTGAAATGCCATTAGTTTATCTCCTTAGTTTTAAACAGAGTATCCATGTATTAGACCATCGTGTAGCCAGTAGGGGGAGTCGTCTTATCCAGAAAGACTTCATCAACAATTGGAGTTGCGGTGACTGCCACATAAGGTGACATCTCACTTATCACTCTGACTGTTAATGCGTTGCGAAGAATACGACGGGCTCCGCCAGTATCCTCCTCAACTCCGTCTAGTTTTGTATATCCATCAAGGAACATACTTCGGTATGCCGTCTCAGTACCTAACTGATTTGGCACAGCTAGCTTGCCGTACTTTGATGGAAACTTTTGTAGTAGTTGAATTAATAAAGCTCTATCGTGGCGTGGGTGGCGCGAGTGTGAAGTAACTTGATACACAATGTCATATGCCACTGGGACATCATAGGTGTAAATCAGCGATCCACTTGCCGCGATTGTTCCTTGATAGTCTGCGTCAGAGAGGCGACCTTGGATCTGTCGATCATTTGCAGGAACGATGTCTAAAAGATCAATGGTGACAAAAGGAAACTTTTGGTCGCGTATTTCTACATCTGGGTATCCAAACCACACTTGAACAGGTCTTCCCATATTCTTTTCATCAGAGACCGTCATACCAGCTAGGTAGGTTTTCAAGGCTAGGTCTTCAG